AAGCTGGTGCCGGTGCAAGTTCATTCACAGCCAACACAAATGCACAGCAAACAGATCTGACAACATTAGGACAAGGTCAAGGAGGCAATGTTCCAGTCAGTCAAGTTGTGGTCCTTGAGTCTGATATTACTGGCACTCAAAATAAGGTTGAGGTGCAAGAGGCTAAGAGTACATTTTAATCCAATTAGATCTGGATTGATTCCAGAATCCATCACCAGTTGAGAAACATCCCTGGAGTGCAATGAATTCCTTTGCTTTGTCAATGGATGGCACAGATACCTTGCAATTGAATCCTTCCTTTGATGGCACTTTGTACACATTACAATAGATTGATTTGATGAAATGGTTATCATTCTGCCAGTTGATATTGTCAAATAGATCAATCAGCTTTTTGCTATTCATCATAACTGGAGTATGTGTCTCATAATTGTATGCCGTAAAGCTGTTATGTTTCAAGAATTCCAAAGTATTTTGTTGAGCCATTTGAGTATGTGGAGGATGTTCTGGATTGACAACTATTGATCCCATGTTAATGGCAACATGTGGCTGCCATATCTTTGTAATGAAAAAATCTTTGTTCATATAGATGAAATCACCTCCAATGTTCCTGGCAAAAGTCAGAATTCTATTTGTAACATCACAGCCTCTGATATTATTGTGCTGAGTGCATGGCAGATTATTGGCTCCAGCAACAGCTTTGCCAATCGTCCATATCTCTGCATCTGGATATATTAATTGCAACCATCTTATTGATTGGTTAATTTCAAAGTCAGACTCAGACTTGCTGTGGTATGGATAAACAAAAACCATTTCGAACAAATTTACATAATATTTATGATTAGAGAATTACCTCTTTATGATATTGTGATTGATCTTGAAGATCCAGAAACAACAGTATCATTCAATTCATTGGTAGCCAATCCAGCACATGAGAAATCATTTGAGACATTCAGCAAAAAGATTGCTTATCAATTCAATGATGAGGAGCAAGTCATCACTGGAGTCGCTATATCTGCAGATACTCCCATATATCGAAGAGATCCTCAGACTAATGAAGAGTATTATGTGAACTTTTCAAAGCAAGCAATCAAGGATATTGTATTTGACTATGCTCGCAGAGATAATTTCAACAATGTAAATCTTGAGCATGATAGTAAGAGAGTGGTTGATGGAATCTATATGATCATGAGTTATATCATTGATGAGGCAAAAGGATTCACAGCTCCAGAAAGATTCAACAAAGAGAATGATGGATCATGGATTGTGAGTTATAAGGTAACCAATAAAGATGTATATGAGGCAGCCAAGTCTGGAATGTTTACTGGCTTCTCAATTGAGGGTGTGTTCCAATTGCTTGAGACTGGCAAAGGATGGGAGCATGAATTCGCTTACATTTATCAAGAGCTGAAATCAGTCCAGGAATACATCAGATTCTACAATGACTATCCAGAAGCTGTGAGCAACAATGCCAAGAAAGGAATTGAGCTCAATCAAAAGTATGGAAATAAATGTGCCACAAGAGTTGGCCGCTTAAGAGCAACGACTTTGGCAAACAAGCAAACCGTTTCAGTTGCCATCATCAAGAGGATGTATTCATATCTGTCAAGAGCAGAGGAGTATTATAATCCAGATGACAATTCAGCATGTGGCACTATCTCATATTTATTATGGGGTGGACTTGCTGGCAAGAGATGGGCAGAGGCTAAGCTCAAAGAGTTAGGTATTTTCGAACAATAAATTATAATAAACATGAACAAAGAATTACAAACTATTAAGGAATTGATTGCTGAAATGAAAGCACAATTCTCAAAAAGCGTTGAAAAATTTGAACAAGCAACTTTGGCTGATGGCACAACTGTGATAGAGTATGAAGCTCTTGAGGTTGGCATGCCAGTATTTGTTGTTGCTGATGGCGAAATGATTCCAGCTCCAGAAGGAACTCATGCATTATCTGGTGAACTTGCCGGTGTATCAATTGTTGTTGATGCAGAAGGTATCATCACAGAGATAATTGATGAGAGAGAAAATGAAGGAGATGGAGAGGTTGCTGTTGAGGAAACAAGTGCTGAGTCAATGAGTGCTGAGCAAGTTGAATCAATAGTAAATGCAAAACTTGAGGCATTCTCAAAAGCTGTCGAAGGCTTAGCAGAAATGACTAAGGCTATTGCAGAAAATAACGCAACATTGGTTAATGAGTTGAGTTCATTGAAAAGTGAATTCGAGGCTTTCAAAGCTCAACCATCTGTGGAAACCAAAGAAGCTGAAAAATTCAGCAAAGTTGGCAACTTGACAGCCAGACAAATGTTTTTGAAACGAAATAAAATCTAATAAAAATGTCATTAAAAAAGTATCTTAAAGGCAAGTTTGACTGGGATGTTTCTGGTCTTGCCGCTTATGTTGATGAGCAAAGAGAGGACTTAATTGTTAAGTCAGTTACTGAAGCTCGCACATTACAATATGTAACAATTCAGCAAGGGATCAAAGGATCTCAAGAATTGAAATTAATGGATGATTCAATTGTTTACCAGGATGGTGATTGTACAATGACTCCAGATGGAGACACTGTATTCACTGATCGTGCAATCGCAGTTGAGACTCTTGGATATATGAAATCTTTCTGTCAAAAAGATCTTGATGGTTTTTGGACTCAGTTAGGATTGCGTCCAGGTGCATCTGCAGAAGATAAGACTCTTCCATTTGAGCAACAAATAATCAGCTATTTATTGCAGTTACATTCATTTGAATTGGACAAATTAATCTGGAAAGGAAACAAAGTTTCTGGATCTGGTAACTTGGCTAAGATGAATGGATTCCGTCAATTCTTAACGACTGCAAATGGTTGTGTTGATTTGAACACTACATCTGTTGCATCAATCTCTGCATCTAATGCATTTGATGTATTCTACAATTGTTTCATTGAGACTCCAGCAAATGTTGCTGAGGCTAATGATTTCATCTGTTTCACTGGTCGTGAGAATTTCAACTATTTAACTAAGAATTTAGTTGATGACAACTTATTCCACTACAATCCATCAAACATTGGTGACTTGAATGAGCTTGTATTGCCAGGAACAAACATGAGAATTGTTAAAGTTAATGGATTGAATGGTCTTGATAACATTTACACTGGTAGAGCTTCTCACTTTGTATTTGGTACTGACTTATCATCTGACTTTGAAAACTTTGATTTGTGGTATTCTCAAGATGATGATGTAATCTATTTACGTTCTAAGTTCAGAGCTGGTGTTCAAGTACCTTTCTTGGATCAGATCGGAGTATGGAATGGAACTGGATCTCCAAACTAATAAATAATAACGGGAGGGGGTAACTCCTCCCTATTTAATAACATTAAAAAAAACATAAAATCATGGCATGTTTAATGACCGCTGGATATAATGACAGAACTTGTACCAATGGAAAAGGTGGTATCAAGTCTGTGATGATATTTCCTTTGGGAAATGTTTCTGCATCCACAATTGTTGATAACGAGATCACTGCTCTGACTGTTACTGGTGAAGTATTCTTATATAAGTTAAAATCAAACTTATCAAGTTACACTGCACCAATCCGAGTGAATAAAGGAAATGGAACTCTTTGGTATGAACAAACCTTGACAATGATCTTGGCTTCGGATACAAAAGAATTACGTTCTGAGATTCATTTGTTAGGTCAGAATGAAGTGGTTGCAATTGTTGAGAAAGCTGATGGAACTACTGTTGCACTTGGATTCGGTGAAGGCCTACAAATTGCTGAGGCTTCCGCTTATGGATCTGGAGTATTGAAATCTGACAGATTAGGTCATGATATCATCATGGGTGGATTGGAAAATGATCCAGTTCCAGATGTTGATTCAGCTGTTTATGCCTCTTTATTGGCACAGCAATCTCCATCAATTTAAGAATTGAATAAACTCTTATCATAAGGGAGGGCTGTGTCCCTCCTTTTTTTGTATATTTGAATCATGGAAATACTTAAAAAATATATAGGCTCAATGCAATGGTCACCATTACTAACTAAATGGATAGCTATTGAGAGAGGCAAAGAGGATTTTTATGCTAAGATTGGACTCTTGCACATATTTGAAAAACGTAAACCTAAACTAATTAAAGATGCTAAGATTAGAGAAGAACTCAACCTCAACAATGATAGTGACAGTGACAGAACTGACAACAGTGAGTCCAGTTCATTATCTATTTGAGTTTGAGCATGAGCAATCTTTCTTGAAATATTATTGCATTCTACCTAATCTCAGCAATGCCATCACAAGATATGATGAGTTTGAACTGACTGATGGTGTGGATGTAACCTTTGATTATGATGGATACTACACTTACAGAATATATCAGCAAACATCCGCTGTCAATTTAGATCCAGATTTATCAGATGGATTGGTTGAGGAGGGAAGAGCTCATGTATATGTGCAAGATTCACCATCAAATGAATTCTCAACAAATATAACATTTAACATTTATGAATAAGAAACTTGAATCAATGTCATTCAGAAAGGATTTTGTCCTTCCAATTGAGGAGCAAGACAGAATGCTTGGTTTTATTAAATGGGGAAAAAAGAATGACTATCCTTATTTTTTAGTTGATCTTTACAATGGATCAGCCTGGCACCAAGGTATCATCAAGAACAAAACGCATTACATTGCTGGTGGAGGTCTTGAGGTTGTATCTGGAGAGCTTGCAAGATTCATTGCCAATCCTTATTCTGATTTTAATATGAATGAGATTGTTGAGCAATTGGCATTTGATTATGAGTTGTTTGGTGCATTCGCTGTAAAGGGTACCTGGAACAGAGAAGGGACCAGAGTTGCTGTATGGGAATACCTACCAATTGATATGATTAGAATATCATCTGATGAAAGAATGTACTATCTTTCTGATGATTGGACAGTGCAACAGCAATCAGCTGAGAAAACAAATCTAAGAACATTGCCAGCTCTTGATGAGCAAAATAAAGTTGGATCATTTGTATTGTATTATAAAGATCCAGCAAAGAAGGGACGCAAAGAACATGGAGTATATCCAAAGCCACCATATCAAGGAGGTATCACATCAATTCAAACTGATTGTGATATCAGTAAATTCCATATGTATGAACTGCAAAATGGATTCAAGTCAGGTACAATGATCACATTCATGGATGGCTTTCCAGAAACTCAAGAGGAGGCAGAGTCATTCAAGAATCAAATCAAGAATCCAGCATCTGCAATTGAGAATTCTGGAGATATCATCATAACATTTGCACCATCTGCAGATCAAGCTCCAAAGGTTGACAACTTAACTGGCAATGATCTTGATAAGAGATATGATATGCTTGAGGATAGTGTGCAACAGAACATATTGGTTGCTCATTCAGTTGTTGCTCCATCATTATTTGGTGTTGCTCCAGAGGGATCATTTAACGCAGCTGAGAGTGCAGAGCTATTTGAGATATTTAAAAAGACTTATGTTGAGACAAGACAAAAAAGAATTGAGTGGATATTGAATTACATGGTTAAATTATCTGGAGAGACTGGTGTTATTAAGCTAAAAGATGTGACTCCAATAGGAACAACTCAAGAGCCAACAGCTGTTGCTCCAGTTGGTGATATTCCAGCAAATGAAACTCAAGTTGATGTCGCAAAATCAGCATTGAATGGAGCTCAGATTGCATCACTTATTGATGTAGTTGCTAAGATTAAAGAAGGATTGTTGACTCCAGAGAGTGCATTGAGCATTGTATTGGCATCATTTCCAACTATTGATGAGGCACAAGCCAGAAGGATTGTTGGATTACAACCAGGAGCACAGCAATTGTCATCATGCAAGTTTGATCATGATGAGGATGAGATTGGATACTTTGCTCAATACGGTGAATCAGCTGATGATTATAAAGTATATGCAACATTTCCAATTGCATGGGATACTCCATCCGCTGATGTATTCTCAAAGCAAGAGCAATTATTTGCAACTATTGCTGAGATATCAGCTGAGCTAAATGACTTTGATAAAAATGTATTAAAGTTGATTGGTGATGGTGAAGATTCTAATGGTATTGCCAAGGCATTGAACACAAATATCGAAGAGATTGCAAAGTCAATGTCAAGATTAATGAAGTGGGATATCTTGGTCAAAGGAGAGGTAACTGATTTGGGAAAGCAATTAGTTAGTGAGGAGCAGATACCTATTGAAAGATTTGAAGTTCGTTATGGATATCGGACCAGATTAGATGTGCCTCCAGCAAAGAGTGGATCAAGACAATTTTGTGAGAGACTTATGTCATTGAATAGACTATATTCAAGAGATGAGATTAATACAATATCATCAAGAGTTGACAGAGATGTTTGGAGATACAGAGGTGGATGGTATACAAATCCAGATACTGGTGCCTCAACACCATGGTGTAGACATGAATGGATTCAGCAATTAGTTGTAAAAAGATAATATGAAAACATATCCAGAATTAAGAAAGCATTGTAAGGAAATGAATATGGATGAGCTTGTGTCATGGATAAAAGATACTCCAGGGCATTATCAGAATCTGACATCATTATGGGGATATATCCATTCACAAGTTGATAATATTCACAACTACAATGGAGCTGAGCATCATAGATTAATATGGTCAAGCATTTATAATTATTTAAATATTGATTTTAAAGATAAATCAATTATTGATTTAGGTCCAGGTAGTGCAGAGAGCTTAATTGTTGCCAAAGATATGGGAGCAAAGAAATGTTTGTTTGTTGATAATGATCCAGTAATTTTTAGATTTTGTCAGTTACTTGGCTTTGAAGGATATTATAATGACTATAGAATTGACAGACCATCAATACAAAAAGTTGATTATCTTGTTGCAAAAGGATCAATAAATTCTGATGAATGGACAAATAATAAAATAGATGTCAATAAATTTCTTGAATGGGTTGAGTCATTTGCTGAAAATATTATTATAACTCCTACATTTGAAAAAGGAGAAACCATAAATGGTTGGGATTACACTTGTGTAGGGGATCGCAGAATAAAATATTTAACTGGATCTTTTCACAAGACATTTATTAATAGAGGTTATAAACTAATTTATGTTGATGGTCACAACCATGAATATAGATTTCCATTTACTTATGTGCTATGAACTACCTATTATCAGTTGAAAATTTAAAAAAGCTCGGTATTATTCACAACAATACAGATACCAAGCTCTTGGCTGTGGCCATAAAGAGATCTCAAGACATGCATATTCAGCCAGCTCTTGGGACTCCATTATTCAGAGCATTACTTGACAGAGTTGAAACTTCAACATGGACTCAAGATTACTTGGATCTTATGAATGATTATGTTGTGCCTTGTTTGGTTGCATTCGTTGATTACAGAGCAGCTCTTTTGTTGACTGATAAGCTAACAAATAAAGGTGCCGGAAGAGTGCAAGATGATAATCAAACAACTCTTGAATTGAATCAAGTTGCTGAGCTCAGAGATCAGTTGAGAAAGGATGCATATTTTTACAAAGAGAGATTGATTGGATATCTTAAAGATGATCAAGCAACAAAATATCCAGAGTATTGTGATATGTGCTCAGATCATTGCAATGAATATGTCAAGAAAGATGATACTGGATATAAACCATTGAACTGGATACAATGAAATTCTCAAAGAAACAGATTGATAAATTAAAAGCATATCTCAATAAGGATGGAAAAAACATTAAACCAGCTGATGAAAGAGCTGGAAATAATAGCAACAGAGCACAGACAGATAAACGAATTCTTTCAAGGTGATTTCATTGATGCTGTCTCAAGAGATGCAGCTCAATATCCTTTGATGGTTGTAACTTTGCAACCAGGATCAATGACTGCTCAATCTGTGAACATCAACATGATCATCTCAATCTGTGATAAATACAATCTTCAGGAATATAGACAGATCAATGAGATTCATTCTGATTGCTTGAGCATATGCAATGACATTAGAGTTACATTCCAACAATGGAGATTTGAGGAGTTCATGGATATTGTCGGAGATATTCAGACTCAACCATTCATTAATCGAGGACCAGACGTTACAGCTGGATGGACAATGGCAGCAACAGTTGCAATCTATGATTATAATGACTGGTGTTCGATTCCTTATGATGATTATGATTTTGAGAATGGCAATCCTCCAGCAACCAATTGCGGTGATTTGACAACAGATTATGAAGTATATGTCAATGGAACTCTTGAGGATAGCTTTACTCAAAACACAACAGTAAATAATACTATTAATATCAACTTATAATGGCAACAACAACCATCAATGTAACAGCTCAAGCTTATGATACCATCAAGGATGAGAGCACAACATTAACTCAGAGATCAACTTTAAAATTTACCGGTGATGGAGTCACAGCTGCAGATAGTGGAGGAGAGACAGTTGTCACAATTGCTGGTCCATCGGCCACAACAAATGTTGGTTTATTTGCTCAGACAGCCAATAGTCCAACATTAACAGCAACAACAACAGAAGGAACTTTGATTGATGGTGGAGTTGGTAGTTTATCAGTTCCGGCAAATGGATTCAAAGTTGGTGATTCATTCAGAGTTGAAATGGGTGGAATTATGAGTGCTCAGAATAATAATACATTAAGAATCAGATTGAAGTCTGGATCTGTAAACTTAGGTGATTCAGGTCCATTAACAATGCCAGCAATCACAAATCAAGTGTTCACGTTGCATGTAACTTTTACAATCAGAGCCATTGGAGCAGCTGGTGTTGCATCAGTTGTATCATTAGCACAATTCCATATCTTAAAATTAGCATCTGGAACTCAACAAGGATTCGCTTGGAATACTGTGAACTCAACAACTTTTGATACTACCATCAGCAATACATTGAATATTACAGGCCAATGGAGCTCAACCAATGCAAACAATTCAATATACTCAGATATATTTGTGCTGAATAAAACATATTAGCATATTAAAGTATGGAGAAAATATTCAAACTTGATTTTAAAACATTCTTAAAAAGTCCATTTGCTTATTTATTCTTTGTCTTATTTGCCATAGTTATTATGATTGGCAGATATCTAATCACATCCAAAGACAATGAAATCAAAACACAACAAAAAAAGATTGATGATTGTGATGAGGAAAGAAAGGCAGATAAAAAACTGATGCAAGATATATTGTTTCAAAAAGAACTAAATAAGAAACTCGATGGAGAATAAAGTATTATTGATTGCCACAATTGCAAGCTCATTATTTGCAATATTTGCACCAATGCCAGCTCATGAATATAAGGCACCAAAGAAAGATGAAACCACAATCAAAGCTGAAAAATATTTGCATGATCTTGAGAAAGAAAATGAGATCAAGGTTGAGAAGCTTAAGCATGATGTGGATAGTCTATTGACAATCAAAAGAAAAATTAAGTATATTTACATCCAAAGAGATTCAATATGAGCTATGCATGGCTAAAAAAAGAAACAGCTCCAAAGATATTGGTTGAGGCTGTTAAGCACATTGGTACAAAGGAGATAGTTGGCAAGCAGCACAATCCAACCATCTTATCCTGGGCAAAAGCTCTTGGACTTGAAAAGGTTTATACCAATGATGAGATTCCATGGTGTGGTTTATTTGTAGCTTATTGTGCTCATGCAGCTGGATTGGATGTTGTCAAGCATCCATTGTGGGCATTGAACTGGAATAAGTATGGTAATGTGGCAAAGGTGGCAATGCTTGGAGATGTGTTGACATTCACCAGGAATGGAGGAGGTCACGTTGGAATTTATGTTGGTGAAGATGCAACACATTATCATGTGCTTGGAGGCAATCAGAATAACTCAGTCAGTGTATCTCGCATTGCAAAGGATAGATTGAGCCAAGCAAGAAGGACAGCATGGAAAGTTGCACAGCCAGCATCTGTGAGAGTGGTGCATCTTGAGGCTAAAGGAGTAATAACAACAAATGAAGCATAATGAAAAAGCCAGGGAGACCAAAAAAGAATTTGAATATAAACATTGATACCAAGAATGTTGATGTAAAGATCACCAGAAAGGATGGAGTTACAGATATCAAAGTTGATACTCCAAAGGTTGATGTTGAATTACATAAAGATAAGGACAACAAAAGCATCAAGGTTGATTCTGAGAAGGTTGATGTTGAGATCAACAATGGAGAGGTGAAGGTTGATGTTAATGAGCAATCAGGATTGATTGGAAAGGTTGTTAAATTCTTGCTTAGAAAAAGAAAATAACTATATTTGTAACGCATATCTGTTTTTTTGGATTAACAGAAAGGGGAGTGGTGAAAATCATTCCCTTTTTTTATTCCTTCATTTGTTAAAAAATGTTAAAATAGTTTCATAAGTGAAAATAGTTATTAACTTTGATTCATAATAATTAACAAAAACAGATATGAAAGCAAAATTAATTACCATTATTGAGCCATTCCTTCCAGCGAATGAAGAGCACAAATCATTTTTGAGTGCAGTTTTAAGCCTTCTGACAATCGTTTGTATTGTTTGTGGTGGATTGTTTACCTTTTTAAATTTAATGAGATGAGAGAGGAGATAATTACAAGACTTGAAAAGATTGAGAATGTCAATGCCATTATCAATGGATTCACTTACAGAATCAAAATGTATCAATCTCTGATTCCAGATCTTAAAAGAGCTGGTCTTTATGGACTTGCTGATAAGTTTGATAATAGGATTGACACATGTGCAAGAGCAATAAGTCGTTTAACCATTTATAAAAATAAGATATGAGCACAGCACACTATGAATACTGGTGGCAAAAGTCAGGCAGATTCAACATTGATTTATTTAATAACTATTTAAGAGCAAAAAGAGATGCAGAATTTCAAAGTAACTTACAAAGTAAAGGATGTCAAGTGGACAATCCAACAGAGAATAATTCAAGCCAACAGTCCAGAGGATGCAATCAAGAGGATGGATATGTGGCCTCCGTTAATTTTAAAAGTTGAGAAGATATGATAAAAGTAGGTAGTGATTTCAGCGGAGTAGGTGCATTCAATCAAGCATTGAATAGATTAGAAGTTGAATACAAAGAATTATTTGCTTGTGATATGGATAAGTATGCAAGGCAAACATTTATTCATAACTATGGTGATCCAGAATACTATCCAACAAATGTATATGACAGAGAGATTCCATCTGAGTCATTGGATATTTATATGACATCTCCTCCATGCCAGGCATTCTCATTGGCTGGAAAGAGACTTGGAAAGGATGATAAACGAGGTATTTTATTTTTTAATTCTCATGAATTCATTCAAAAGAATAAACCAAGATATTTCATCTTTGAGAATGTCAAAGGATTATTATCTGATGATGGAGGTAAAACATTCCAAGAATGGATTAATATGTTAGGAGGAAAATCAGTGAATGGTGTTCCTGTTTTATTTCCATATGAAGATTCTGTTGCTTATCATTTATATTGGCAAGTGTTGAACGCAAAAAATCATGGAGTGCCTCAAAATCGAGAGAGAGTTTTCTTGATTGGAATTCGTGATGATGCAGATAATAACTTTCAATTCCCAAGAGAAGAGCATCTTAGTAAAAAACTAAAGGATGTACTTGAGGATGATGTGGATGATAAGTATTTTTTGAGTGAGTCAGCAATTAATAAATGTTTAAAAAGTCAAGCAAATGAGAATATGTTGAATGAAGATATTCCAGACAAAAGCAGATGCATTGTTGCTGGATACTATAAACAACCATTTGATGGTCAATATCTAAAAATCAAATCCGGCACAGAGAAAGGTTATGATGAAGCTTCAGATGGAGATAGTATTAATCTATCATTCCCAGGATCAGAAACAAGAAGAGGAAGAGTTGGAAAAGGTGTAGCTCAAACATTAGATACATCTTGTAATCAAGGAGTATTAATAGGAGATTACAGAACAGATGAAGGTTTCAGATGGAGACAAGATGGCAACTCACCAGCTATTATGGCTATGATGCGAGATACTTGGAAAGAAAATTTCGCAGGTCAAAATCCTCCGATAGTAAAATATGGAATAAAAAGATTGAATGAAACTTTGGAAAAACACACATTACCTGAAGGAGAAGTTCGATTTGTGGATTCATACAATCAATCAATTCACGAAAATTCAGCTTGTATAAATGCAAGAATAAACGCTACAAATGATAGGCATTTATGGGATGGCTACAAAATCCGAAGATTAACTCCTCGTGAATGCTTCAGATTAATGGACTTTCCAGATTCTTTCACTTGGCCAGTAAGTGATTCACAAGCATACAAGCAAGCTGGCAATTCAATAGTGGTCAATGTTCTTTACAAAATCATTAAAAACTTAAATTTATGAAAGACTTATCATGGATAGATGAAGCCTGGGAGGCAAGCCGAGAGGCTGACAATGATGATTTATTAATAACAATTGAACAATACTATGAGTATAGAAAAAGTAAAAGAACTGATTCAGAGAGACAATCTGGACAGCAAGGATCGGCACCGGGATCTGATATATAAGAGAAGCTATCTGTATTCAATTCTCAGAGAGGAAGGTTGGCATCTGTCAAAGATTGGTAGGTTATTTAATAGAAACCATGCAACAGTGATCAATGCTTTGAATCTGCATGACAACTATTTTGGCAAGGATAAGATCTATGACAGAATGATTAAGGAGTATTTGTCAATTTTTGGCAAAGAAATAACTGACATTGATTATGATAAACCTACTATTTATCAGGACATTATGGATTGCCATAACACAACAGCTCTGGCCATAATAAAGCAAAGAATTAAGGATGGATATTATGACAAGTAGACAACTCTCTTTATATACGCTTGGCTCTATTTTTTTTAAATGCTCCTCCTTAGCAGGAATTTGGAGTTGTCATGTTGTCACGCAAACGCTGAAACTCAATACAGATAAAGGTTATAGGCGTGACAACTACATTTTTTAGTTGTCATATTTAGGAATGTTTGTCACGAATTTGGAATTAATTAAAAAATAATTATATTTGCCAAGGGGTTTGCGGTTAGCTGCCCAGTAAAAGGTTTGACACTGTACCTTTCCCCCTATTTTTTTTCAGTGTCATAAAACAGTTGTATGAAAATATCAGTATTTAGAAACTTATTTAACAGCAAAGAGACTCCTTATGAATTAACAATTCAAGAGGTAGCCAACAGAATTAAGAAAGGAACTCCAGAGCTCATTGAAAAGATTGAGAAAATTAGAAGTCTTGATCATGGAACTGATGAATATAAGAAGCTCAAGAATTCTTTGTATGCTATTATGTTCAATGGTATCTTTAAAGAAAGATCAGATAATGGACTTGAGGAGCATTCTGGACTTTGTGTCCTGGATTATGATGGCTATCCATCAGAATTTGAACTGGACCTTGAAAGACAAATGCTTATCAATGATCCACATGTATTGCTGTTGTTTAAATCACCAGGAGGAAATGGTCTGAAGGTAGTTATTAAGATTCCAAAGTCTGATAAGCATGAGCACAAAAGAAGATTCAATGCTTGGGCTGAGCATTTCAAATCTGATTATTTTGATTCCAAGACATCCAATGTTTCAAGAGTATGCTTTGAATCATATGATCCAGACTTGTTCATGAATCTTGAATGTGAAGAGTTTCAAGGAATAGAGCAAGACAAAGGATATCAATACATTGAAAGGCCTCCAATCTGTATCTTAACAGATGAGGATAAAAAGATTAGCATCATTCAGAAGTTTAATTTTGGAATCTTTGGAGCTGGCAATAGAAACAACTACATTTTTCAATTGGCTTGCTGTTTGTGTGAATATGGTATTCCAATTGAGACTGCAGAAAGTTATATCTGGAATCAATACATAAATGGTCAATCTGATTTCTCACATGATCGGATGATGGCAACCATCAAAAGTGCATATAAAAGAAGTCAGTACAATTCAAAATACTTTGAAGATAAGGATACCATCAGCAAAGTCAGATTAAAGTTAAAATCTGGAGTGAATGATGAGGATATAAAAAAGCAACACAACATCAGTGATGAAACAATCAATGATATCAGAGATGAGGTTGCTGTTATGGATGATGTATTCTGGACCATTACAATAAATAAGCAAGGAAATGAAGTCATAAGTATTGAGCCAATCAAATATGCTCAATTCCTGGTTAAAAATGGATTTAATAAATACTATCCAGAGCAAGCTGAGAAACCTACATTTGTTAGAGTCAAAGAGAATAAAGTAAATCTCAGCTCAGTTGAGCAAATAAAAGATTTTGTATTGAATTATCTTATGGACAAACAACAATATTCTGTTTGGAATCATTGCTCAAAGAGCACTCAGTTATTTTCTGAGAATCACCTGAATATGATTGACTCAATTCATTTGAAGATGATCCAGGATACTAAGAATGAATCTTATATTCCATTTAAAAATTGTGTTGTTAAAGTTACAAAGGACAGTATTAAGCAAATTCCATACATTGACATTGATGCATACATTTGGGAGAATCAAATCATCCAAAGAGAATATCAAACATGTATTAACTTTGAAAATGACTTTCTTGACTTTGTTCATAAAGTTAGCAACAAAGATCCAGAAAGAATCAAAGCTCTTGAATCAACTCTTGGATATCTGATTCATACCTTTAAAGATAAGACAGATCAGAAAGCAATAATATTCAATGATCAAGAGATCGATGACAATCCAAATGGAGGAAGTGGAAAGAGCTTGATGTTAACAGCTCTGTCATATTTGAGAAAGGTTGTCAAGATTGATGGTAAATCATTCAATCCAAGCAAATCAGATTTTGTTTATCAAAGAGTAAATCTTGATTCTCAAATACTTGCTTTTGATGATGTCAAGAAATTTTTCAATTTTGAGCAATTGTTTTCAATAGTATCAGAAGGTATCACAGTTAATAGGAAAAATAAAGAAGAGATATTCATACCATTTGAAAGATCTCCAAAGATTGTAATCACAACAAATTATGTGATTGCTGGTGCTGGAGGATCACATGATCGCAGAAGGCATGAGATTGAATTCTTTCAATATTTTAATAGCAACAGATCACCTCTCCAGGAATATGGGAGATTATTATTTGATCAATGGGAGGAAGATGACTGGATTAAGTTTGACAACTATATGATTAGAAACTTGCAAAACTTTCTATCCAAAGGATTGCAATCATCCATCAGTATCAATGCTGATGCAAAGAGATTCATTCAGGCAACAAGTAAGGAATTCTATGATTTTGTAATGGAGAATCAAATGAATGTAGATGTTTACTATTATAACAGTGAAATGATTAACCAATTTCAGAATGAATTCAATGGATACAAGGATATGAATCCTCAAAGATTCAGCAATTGGATATCTGAATATGCTAAATATAAAAACTTAGACATGGAGAAAGGAAGGAATCACAAAGGCAGATATGTAATATTTAAATTAAAATGATATGACAACAAAACAAAGAAAAAGAGTGCAACAGATATGCATAGCATTGGATGCAATTATTTACGTAACTAAATATTCATGATATGAAAACAGCAGTAGAATGGTTATTTGAGCAATTAGATATTTCACAAGGATATGAAAGTGCTATTAAGATACTTGAACAAGCCAAAGAAATGGAGAAAGAGCAAATGGAAAGTGCTTATTTAGCTGGAGAGTCAAAAGATAAACAATACTACAACGAAACCTTTAAATCAGAATAGAATGAGTTGCGAAAACATTAAACCAACAAAAAAAACGAAGTGTAATGATATGCCTATGAATAATCAAAATTTGCGAATTGATTTACAAAAAATGGAGATTAAATTAGGAGACAGTACATTGGGTAAAATAACAGGATTCATTGTTGATAATGGAATCTATGAACAAAGAATTGATATAAACTTTGGTTATGAATAAAATTAACAAAGACAAACTCAAAGCTCTTGAGATGGAGCAGCTCAAAGCCAAATATCCAAGCATGAGACCAGAGCTCATTCCATTAACTGATTGGAAAGATACTTCATCAAATGGATTGACTAAGTGCATTATCTTCTGGATCAATGCTCTTGGAGGTCAAGCTGAGAGGATATCAAATCAAGGTCAATACAGAGCTGGCAAAAAGATTCCAATGATGGATTCATTCAAACAGCTACCAGGCAAATGGACTCCAGGACAAGGGACCAAAGGAACAGCTGACATCTCAGCAACCATCAGAGGCAGATCAGTTAAGATTGAAGTCAAATATGGAAAGGATAGGCAATCTGAACATCAGAAATCTTATCAAGAAGCTATTGAGAAAGCTGGAGGCACATATATCATTGCAAAAACTTTTGATGATTTTGTATTGTGGTATGAAAGTTTTTCTTTACATTTGTAAAAATTTAAATTAATAGATATGCAAAACGATGAATTAAGTCATGTAACTCTTTACATGAAGCTCCACAGAGCAAAGATGCACATTGGAAAGGTAGTTAAGAATGCTACGAATCCACATTTCAAAAAATCCTATGCTGATATCAATGCATTGCTTGAGACAGTTGAGCCAATACTCCATGAGAATGGATTGCTATTGCTCCAGC